TGTGGATTAGTAAGCCAGTAGAACTTGAACGCTTCGCCGCCCTAGTCGCAGCAGCAGAGCGCGAGAAGGTAGCGCAATGGATGATCCAGCGCAGCTACGCGACAGGCCACGGCGATACGATTGAAGACTTGCTGGCTGAGTTGGACTGGCAGATCGCTGATGGATGGAATCGTGCGTTGATGAATGGTGTGCAAACTGAGCGTGAGGCGTGTGCGAAAGTGTGTGATGAGCAAGCAGACGAACACGCTCAATTGCAGGAGTTCTATGAACTGGCTGCTGTTGAAACGCTGGCAGAAGCTATCCGCGCAAGGGGGCAATCATGACTGATAAGTGGCTTCTTTTTGGGGCGTGGCTTTATGGCATCAACGCAGTGGGCTGGTTGGTCTTTATTATTTGGAAGGGGTTGCCATGACTGCTATTGGACTTTTAATGTGCGTAATAGGTTGGGTATTGGTTCGTGAATTTGGTGCGCCTTATGAATCACGAAGTATGTGGAACCGGTTTGATAAGGCTGGCTTGTGGATGATGGCTATCGGTTTTGCGTTGTTGAATATCGGTGTGTTTATGAAGCTATGGGAGGTGATGCCATGACTGACAAACAACCCGAAGCCCTGCGGCTGGCTGATGGCCTTGAACAAGGTTTTCAAACCGGAAGTATTTCCGCGCAACTTGACCAAGCCGCCGCCGAACTACGCCGCTTGCATGAGGTGAATGCTGAGTTGGTGGAGGCGTTGGAGTGGGTAGCGACTGTTAACGCGATGGATTACGAATATCAAAGCCGCGCAAAACAAGCATTAGCCAAAGCTACAGGAGAACAAAATGGGTGAGTATGCAGATGATTACTTTCGCAAAGAAATAATGGGTACTTACGGATTTGATCCCGGATCAATGTATGAAAAGTCGGTACTTAAAAAACATAAATGCTCAAAGTGTGGAAAAAAATTTGAACAAGAAAGATCAATGACTCAGCATTTTAACGATAAGCATAAAGCTAAAGTCAAAGCTACAGGAGAACAACAATGAGCGCAGACACAACCTTTTACGTAAAGATTCCAATCGTCACCTATGAGTGGGTGAAAGCCTACGGCGTTACATCTGATGATGCGCTAAGACTTTATCCAACCGCAGTTGAAGTAAAACACTGGTCGGAATACGAGGAAGACTCTGATGACTAACAACACCATCACACTAACCCGCGAGGAAGCGGCTGATGTTTTGTATGCGTTAGCAGATGCCGCTGGATGTGTTCAGCAAAATTATCAACCCGGTCATTTAGGTCATGGTTGGAACAAGGAAATAGAAATCCTCCGCGCCGCATTAGCCAAAGCTACAGGAGAACAACAATGAAGCTAAAACCGATTGATGGGTGCAAATACTTTGTTCATCGGTACAAGTGGACGCATGAGGCTAAGCGCAAACAGTTTCTTCGTGCTTTCAAAGAAGGCAAAGCAGTGCTGGTACAAAGCACGAGAGATGGGTGGCTATATCAATGGGGGCAGGCATGACCATCACACTAACACGCGAGGAAGCGCAGCAGGTGCTAGATGCGTTTCTTGGTATTGGGCAGCGCGCATATGATGCAATGAGCGGCGATGCGTTTCATGAATGTTCTATTGCTGTTTCAAGACTCCGCTTCCGACTTAGCGCACCTGAACCGGAATCGGTGATGTTGATGGATGCGCCGTTGCTTCTAAATGGTCAACCACTCTACCCCGCCCCACCACAACGCGAACGAGTGCAGTTTCCGACGATGCTACGCAAGATGTGGAGCGGCACCGAGGTTCAGGCGTGGCTGGACGAGAACGTAAATCAGAAGAACAACAATGACTAACAACGTGAGCAAGATAAAGATTTACGAGAACAAATGGATCAACTGGTACATACGCAAGATGCTACAACTGAAACGGTGGGCAATGGAGGAAACCAAATGACGATCACACTAACCCGCGAGGAAATGACCTACGAAGAATTTTGCACGACAAAATTTCTTTACACGCTCGGAACAGTTGGTGATTGGGGCGCACAACGAATGTATCGTAATGAAAGATTGGGCATTCAAAAAGAAACCGTCACAAAGCGCAATCGATACGGCGACATTTACTCTGGGTGGAAGGATAGCGAGGTTCGTTATTTTTTGGACGGTGACTTACGCGAATTTGTAAACGCAGCGGAACTGTATGTCGCTTATATGGAAAAAGTTTGCGGGGTGACATCATGATCACACTAACCAGAAAGGAAGCGCAGCAGGTGCTGGATGCGTTTGAAAACTTTTGTGAGTACGGCGCGATACTAAAACCTTTAGAAGTGCGTGACTTACTACGCGCCCGAATCGCGCAGCCTGAACCGGATGCTGCTTATGGCTACGCATCACGCCTTGCGGAAGCAATTTACCAAAAGCATTACAGGCAAGATTCGCCGGAATGGAAACCGCTTGATGACACTCTCGGTGTTTTAACGCAGATAGACAACATGACTTGTCGGCTTGTGAAAGCGCAGCCTGAACCGGAGCCGGTGGCGTGGGTTGATTGGGACGAACACGGCGACGCATTTTTGACCATTAAGGACTGCGGAGTACCACTCTACACCGCCCCACCACAGCGCGAATGGCAGGGGCTGACGGATGAGGAGATTAAGAAAGAACAGCACCACATTGATTGGACGAGCGGGCATACCTACGCAAAATTTGCTCGCGCCATCGAAGCCAAGCTAAAGGAGAAGAACACATGAGATGCCTACTCTTATTACTGACAGCGCCTGCGCTGGCCGCCGAGCCCGATTACCTGACGTACACCAACGAGATCAGCGTGCAGACGGTCTTAACGCAGGATCAGCCCAGCTGGTGCCATGGCATGAAGATGGCCTTTGACATCGACGGGCTGCAGCGTGCCTACTACGGCTGCTGGGCCGCGTCGCAGGGCTTTGTGCATATCGAAATGTTGGACGGCAGCAAACGCATCATACTGAAGAGCAAATTTACTAAACCGAAAGAGGACGCAAAATGACTGACTTTACCAAGTACGAAACCCAGCGTGAGATTCTGATTGACTACCTGCATGTCATGATCGCCCGCAGCGACTGGCATGGCGTCTCAGACGTCGCCAACGATCTGCGCGAGCTGGAGGCCGAACAACGTGAAAAGAATTGACTACTGGAAGGCGCAACTCAAAGCCGCGCAGACAGAAGAGCGTCAGCGCTTGAAAGACTACAACCAGATGGCGCGTGCCTGGGCACGGGCGTGCGACAAACTTGAAGCGATTGAGCAGAGGATCGAAGATGAAAAAGCAAAGCTGGCGCGCACTGAATGACCAGTTGCCGTCATTGTCGGAAGACGAGGTGTTCGCCCTACTGACGGAAGAGACGCTAAACGAGCGCCGCAGCTCCCACCTGCAGCGCCTGCACCAGCGCTACTGCGCCCTGCGTGACGCGCGTGAACGACTGGAGATCATGGCAAAGGCGGTGCGTCCATGAACATTATCGAGATAGCACACAAAGCGGGGCTGTGGTACTCCGAAAGCACGTTCGTATGGACGTCACCGATGGAAGGCAATCAGTATCCGGAAGGCATACATCAGGAAGCACTTGAACGCTTTGCCGCTTTAGTCGCAGCAGCAGAACGCGAGGCGTGCGCAGAATTATGCGAGGCCATCGACAAAGAGTATGAAGGTGAGGATGTGCTGGCTACTTGGTGCGCTGCTGCTATTCGCGCAAGGGGGCGAGAATGAAGTGTCAGAGTTGTGGCAGCAAGACCGTCGTTGTGAACACCACCCAGCAGCCAGGCGGCATCCGGCGGCAACGCAAGTGCCCGTCATGCAAGAACAATGCCTACTCAGCTGAGGTGTGGATAGCAGGTAACGTTTCGGTGGGCAAATCGATTTATACTAAGGACGAGGCGGCGTGGATAAAAAAGAAAGGCGTCGACGCCCGCCGCGCAAACGAAGACAGGAGGAAAGACGATGTTACGTGATGGATACTTTATCAAAGAAGACCCACCCAAGATCGGCGCGCATTACATTCCGCAGTTCTATCAGCGCGACTCAACACCTGAAGAGCGGTTTGTGCAGGACATCGTGCTGGGCTCCAAGCCGCAGCAGGAGTCGCCTGTGGTGAAGTTGTTCGGACGGCTGCTGGGCGTATGAAAGAGATCGTTCTCTTCTACTACGCGGCCATCGTGGTGGCCACTGTCGGGTTCTTGTCGTTCGCGGTGCCTGTCGATCGGCCACGTCCGACACCCGAGCAGTGCAGCGTGGCCGAGATCTCGCCCGACATGTCGACGCGCGACCGTGAAGTCTGCCGGCAGTTACGCCAGCATCGTCACCGCATGTGACTTGGCCTCATCGACACGGCGCAGCCAGCCTTTGCCGAAGGTTGCAAACGTTGGCAGCGCCTTGTAGAACAGCTCCTTCTCCATACTGAACTTAGCGATCAAGTCCGTCGGATCGGCGGCCTTTAACGCTGCCATGGTCTTGGGGCCGATCGCGCCATCAGGCGTCGTTCCGATCGCTTTCTGCATGGTCTTGACTGCACGCCCCGGCCCGGCATTGATCGCAAAGTCGAACATCAGATAGTCCAGACCCGTTGGCAGCTCGTCGCCCTTGACCGCATCCCAGTACTTCTTCTTGTACATAGGCGCCACTGTATCCGGGGTCAACGCGCGCATCTCTTTTTCGCCAACAGGATGTCCGACCCATGCTTCCCACACCTTTTTGGTTACGCCCAAGTTTGTCATGCCGCCAGGATCTTTGGGGTGGTTAACAAAACCGCCTTCGTGCTTCAGGATTGCCTTTAGCGCCTCGTCAAAGTTCTCTTTCATTTCTTCGCCTTCATATCAATGATCTTCTCCAGCGTTCTGCCGCCAAAGTAGAACGACATGACCAACATGCCCCACTGACCCAACAGCTCGACGAACGAGTCGGCGATGTCAATTAGCGCAGCGTCAAGAATCGCTAACGCCATGTAGGCGACCAAGATGTACACCAGCGTCAGAGGACGGATGTTTTTTGACAACCAGCTGTCGCTGGCCATGTCGGCTTTCAAGCGCTCGGTCAGATTGTTCTGCTCGGTCTTGTACAAGTCGGTGTCGTTGGCCATCTTGGCCAGCTCACCATCTTGCGCCATCTTGGCCAGTTCCAGCTGCGCCTTGGCCTTCTGTTCCGGATCCGGAATCAGTTTGTCGATCAGTTTGCCGCCAATACCCAGCAGCGCGTCAAGTCCCAGCATGTCAACCTCCTTGTTGAAACATCCACCACATAGCCCAGCTAAAGGCAAACACCACCCCGATAATGACGATGATGGTAATCGCTAATTCAATATGCGCGAGCATCGCCTGCTTGGCGCGTCGCTGCTTCATCTCGGCCACCTTGGCCTGGAGGCGCTTTTCTGTCTCAGCTTGGCGCAGCGCCTCGGCCTTGGCCTCGCGGTCGGCTCTGAGCTTACCCATGCGCGCCCAGAACTCGTCCCACATGCCGGCTTCTTGGAAATGGTAGATGAAGATGTGCTTGATATCGTCGTAATACTGCTTGATCTGACGATCAATAATCATCAGCTCCATGACGTACTCAGCGTCAGAGACGTAGTCGGGCACAGACTCGCCCTTGGCAACGGCTGCCTCTTGCGCGGCTTTGGCCTCTTCAAGCTGACTGCGCTTGGTTTCGTACTTGCCAGCGGCGGAGAAGAACTTGGTGACGCCCGACATGGAGTCGGCCAAGGTCTTGCCGGACTCGACCGCACCGTTGATCTCGTCGAATGCCTCGCGGGCTAATGCTGCGGCTTCTTTGACGCCAGTGACGACGGCTTTGACGCCTGCAATGGCCAAGCCGATAGTCACCGGATCGATCATTTATCTTGCTTGGCCTCTAGTCGGTCAAAAATCTTGCCCAACATCTCCTTGATGTCGCGCATGTCTTCCTTGTAGTCCTCGCGAGTGACGTAGACGTGCGGCATGGCGCGCACGTCCGTGTCCAGCCGGTCGATCGAGCGATGAATGTTGTTCAACACCCAGCCGCCGAAGAACCCGGCAACCGCCACCGCGATGTTAAAAAGCACCTGGGAGTCCATTACTCGGCCACCTCGTCTGCTGGTTCTGGTACGTTGCCTTCTTCAAGCCACTTTAAATACGCTTGGTAATCCGTGTTGGCTGGATCGAGCGGAATGCTGGCGTTATCTTCCAAACGCCAAATACAAGTCGGAATACCTGTGTCTCTAAATTCTTGACCAAGTTTGTACATTTATAGCTCCGCAGAAAAAGTAGCCGTTGCCGTAGTTGAATTGTTTGTTTCAATCCTATATGGCCTATATGTTGTTAGTCCTGAAGCAACAGTCCCCCTAACAGAAGCAATTAGCGAGCTACTCTGCGCGGTAACTATGCTCATTGCTGTGATTGCGGTTGCAGACGCCCCGTCAGAAACTTGAAAATTACCGCTAGTTGATAAAGTCGGCGTAGTTCTCATTTGTACAGGAAATGCCACTGGAATATTTGTGTCTGCGGTTCCATACGCAAAACCAGTTCCGCCAATTTCGTTATAGGTTTGATCGCGCCCGTAAACGATTGCATACCGCTGACACAACTGCAACTCCGTACCATACGGCCTGTAGTCAAAGCTGGTGGCTGCGGTGCCTTTTTCGAGTTGTACGCCGGTGATGTAGAAAGTGGCTCCGTTGGTTCCGACTACGCTGGTTGCGCCTGTGGCTGAACTGAGATTAGAACCAGACCACGCTCCAGCAGTACCAGAGTATGTGGAGCCAACGCCCAAACCAAAGTAAACCTCAACGCCAATTCCGTTAGTCGTAAGCCAAGTACCAGTTGTATCGCCCGCAATAGTGATGGACTTTTGTTCCCATGTATTCGCTGCGCTAATGCTGTAGCTAAACGGGTATGAGCGATTACCTGCTGAGTTTTGCAGAGCGCCGCCAAACGTTCCCGTGAGCGACGAGCGCACCCAGAATGATAAAGTGACGGTTGCAGCACTAGCAGTACCCCAAGCAAGGTCTGCTATGTTTAGTCCCTCAATTCTCTGGCGAATTCCAAAGGTATCAGTTGAGGTAATTGAGTACGCCGATAATGAAGTGATACCAAGATAATTTATAAATCCAGCGGGAGGCGTAACAGAACCAGCATTTTGCTGGGCGCTGTATTTTGAAGCTTGGCTGACGTTTGCACTCCAGCGATCAACCAGATACTGGGCATTAGTCGGCGTCACACTCGCCCCAGCATTGCGCTGGTCGATCACCATCGCACCGTTGATGATCCGGTTCTTGAAGTTGTAATAGCTGTTGTACTGCTTGCTGGTGTCTGGGAATGTGATTCCGTTGCTACCATCTATGACCATCGTCATGATCGTTCCTTATTCAAACAAGATGTTGATGGAGCCTGCATCGAATGCGTCGGTGCCGTTGACTGTGGTGATACGTACTCGGTCAAGTGTGCCAGAAAGTGTTTTGGCTCCAGAAGTCGGCAAAACAAAACCTCGGTTAGTCCAACCCAATAGCCCAGAACAAACCCATAGCCCAGTTGACCCATCAAGTAATGAAATAGCTAAACTTCCGCTTCGTACATCAGCAGCAGCATCGTTGTAAGACCCAAAACCAGTAGTTAAATTAAAAATTCCAGTTGTAGCACCAATATAGCCAAACGTTCCTGCGTAACCTGTAGTTTGAATTCCGCCGGAAGTACCTAGTTGAATCTGCACGTTAGAAGTTCCGTTCGTACTCACCCCATTAAACATCACGGTGATCCGCTTTGCCCACGACGGGATGCCAGTGAAGTCAATCGCCGTGCCCGAGGTGGACGCGACCGCTGTGCCGGACGTCAGTGGGTAGAGCGTACCTGTGCTGCCCGCCACCGTGCCGGTAGCCGTGACCGTGCCCGCGAACGTGGTATTTAGCCCTGTGCTGATGGAGATGGCGTCCGAGCCACCGATCTGGACGGCACCCGAGCCGTCGGAGTTACCTTTCAACCCGATTGTCAATTCAGTTCTCCTTCCAGTGCGGCTACTTTAGCCTTTAGTTCTTCGATCATGGCTTGCTGTTCTTGAATGGCTGCGGTCAATAGCGGGATCATGTCTGTGTAGCGAAGAATCAGCAGCTTTTGCTCGTCCTCTCCCTCGTCAACAGCTTCCGGCAAAACCGCCTTAACATCCTGAGCAATCAGAAATGAACGGCTGACGCTCTCTGCATCTTTAAGATACCGTCCAGTTCCTGCCCGCAACGCACAAACTTTTGCCACTGCGTTAGAAAAGGGGGTTAAAGCCGTTTTCAACCTCTCATCAGAATCAGAGGCCCACGACGTTGCGCTAGATGTCAGAACAACGCCGGTTGAACTTCCGCTTTTAATGTAGAAGTTGCCAAAGCTGGATGTCGGGCCAACGCCCCAAGTGGTTGCAGCGCCAGACCCTTTCAGCGACAGAATGTGAGCGCCTGCGCCAACACTAACAGCACTTGTTGTCCCCACCAGCAGATTACCGCTGGAGTCGATACGGGCGCGTTCGGTAGACGCGGTGCTAAACCCTACCGTGTTTGCAGCGGGCAAAAACACGCCGTTTGTTGGGGCGGTCGATCCGCTAGGTATTAAGCTAGGTGCTGTTACGGTACCCGCAAGCGAAGTGTTCTGCGATGCGTCGATCGTCAAGCCCGTAGTGCCCGCGCCTGTGCCAGTCTTTAGCTCCAGAATGCCCGTATTGTCGCAAGACAGCGCTAGGCCGTTCGTTGCATTACCGGCGGTAATAGTGCTTGCCATTTCTTTTCCTTTCTAGAGAACCACCCAGCGGCAGCCGTCTGGCACCGTGATGACAATATCCGACGTAATCGCCGTCGACGACACCGACTGCGACGTGCCCACCGTGTACGTACCCGCGCCGCCTGTGCCCGTGCCCAAGGCCGTGATCGTCGTGCCTGCGGTCACACCGCTACCCGCAATCACCGACCCAACCGCCAAGACGCCCGCAGTGACCGCAGTGATGGTCAGCGTCGTGCCCGCAATACTACCAGTGCCGGCAAACGATGTCGCAAAAGTAATCGGGCCGGTCGACATGGCGTTCTTGCCTGCGGTTAATGTGTAGCTGGTGGTGATCGACTGATCGTTCTGGTAGAACACCTCGTTGGTGCCACCACCGGTTGCACCTGCGCCGCCAATCGCACCCCAGCCTGACGAGCCGTAACCCTCAAACTGATTCAACGACGTGTTGTAGCGGATCATGCCTGAGCTTGGCGGGGCGGGGCGGTCGGACGTTGTGCCAGCCTGCAGACGAGTTGCGCCAAAGCCGGAGAACGTCACCAGGTCGCCTGAAGCCGAGAGCGTGGTAAACGCGCCCGTGTTAGGGGCGACGTTACCGATTGGGGGTGGTGAGCCAAACGACAGAATGTCGGGCGGCACGACAATATTGTCGACCGTGTAGAGCTGCACGTCGTTCTCGTCCGTCACCACGTACTTGTACGCAAGCGTTGCCAAGAGCCAGATGTCGCAGCGCCCCGACGCATCCAAGATGATCGGGTTGGTGTTGGCAGTCAAGCCCGTCTGGTCTGTATAGGTCGCAATCGGCGTGGTCGTGCCGCCCGCGTAGGTGTAGACCTTGCCGGCGACCAACGGATTGCCGTTGTCGTCGAAAAACTGCTGCTTGGGGGTTGGGGTTAAGGATGCCATTTATCACTTCCTCAATTCGTTTCGGTTTTCAGGCGCCAGCGCGTTGCTAACCTGCACGCCACCTAGTGTCAACGGCGAGCGCAAACCAAGCCCCGTCTCACCGCGCATCATACGCGATGCGCCTTTACCTGCGCGCACAAATGGGTCTGCCAAGCGCTCACCTTTAGCCTGCCGGGCCAGCGCTTTCTCAAGAACGTCAGCTGCCAGTTTAGGGTCAAGCATTTCGGTGGCTAACTCTAGCGCTACCTTTTCGTTAATCTTACCCTGTAGCTTGTCGATAATTGTATTGGCAAGCGTCGCAATCTTGCTGAAAAACGCAGGCGACTTAGACAGCTCAGTCGCAGGCACGCCTTTGCCGCTTTTAGCCCCCGCCCGCGCTTGAGAAGTAGTTTCAGCTTCACGCGCCAAGTCTTTACGAATGCCTTCAACAACCTTGACTTGATCAGGCGTCAATATTTCGGACAGCTGCGTAAACCGACTCTGGCCTGTAGAGCGCTTTATTGTTCCCGGAGCATCTTTTAATGCTTGAGAAAATATGCCCGCGCTCTCTGCCACCGGCGTCTCTACCGCTGGTTTGAGCTTGCCCTCCAGATACTGGCCTACCTGCATGATATTGATGGGTTTGCTTGCTTGGCCAAACGCTTCTTGCGCTGTGCGGTAGCCCGGCACAGCGTCAACCAATAGTTCACGAACTTCTTTCAACTGCCCTTTAATGAACTTGTTGTCTTCTTTTGCCAGACGAGCTTTAAGACCATCAATAACCGATGTAATTTCTTTGGTGTCCGTTCGTAGTGCGCCCGTCTTTTTATCCGCGATTAAACCGCGCCGGATCTCGCGCATCTCGCGCAGCAACTCGGCGTTGCCAGGATTTTTTGCGATTAAATCGTCTACAACTTTCACGACACCACTAACGTCCGCCACACCCTGCTCAGCAACTTTGTACAGCGGATCCGATACATCTTTACGCGCTTTTTGCGCTGCTGCCATCGCCGCGTCGTCTTGCGCAATTTCACTTAATGCGCGTTCGCGGGCAGCTTTATTGGCGATATCACGCTCGCGGTATTCGGTCGGCATAGTGCGGCCAGAAACTTCGGCTTGCAATGCTGAGTATTTTGTCGATCCCACAGGCGAGGCTGCTACCGCCGCTGTGGGCTGACCGCCTGCCACGTACTCGTCGTAATTGCGCAGCGCATTAACAATCGCTTGGCCACGGCCTTCAGTTGCGTCAATCAACGCGGCAAACTTGGGGTTAGCCACACGGTTCAAATAGTTAGCCCCAGCACCCACCATTTTGCCGCCCGTCTCAACAACCGGTGCGATTGCTGAGAATGGGTCAGTGCGGCGCGCGCCCGTTTGAAGCGCAGACGCGGTGCTCGCCAATGGTGCGGATACGGAGGGCGCAACCGTCGCAGTGGCTTTGGAACCTAGTTTGGCAAGCCCCGCGCCGCCGCTAAGCAGCAAAGAAAGATCTGAAATGGTTGTTACGGGTTGTTCGGCTATGCTGCGTTTGATGCCCTCCCAGCTGCCATACTTGTCTGCGTACTCACCACCTATAGCGCGGGCGGCAGCAGTAGCACGGTTAGCTGCCTCGGGGTCGAAATCGAGGTAGTCGACAAACTCTCGTATGGGTTTGGGTACCGACACGCGCAGTGTGCCTGCGGCAAGGTCAAATAGCCCACCCAAAGTCTGCGCAGGGTTTACGATCGCTTCTTTAAGCCCAGTGACCTGCTTAACAACGTCGCCTGGCGCGCTAAAAGGCGCCTCTATAAGCGCCTCCCCAAACGAGTATTGACGACGCGGAGCAGGAACGGCCTCACGGTCAACAGTCATCGAGTCCGGCGTAACCGTTACCGGCGGTAACGACCGCTCTTGCTCAAGCCTGTTGCGAAACTCAAACTCTTCTTGCTCGGTCATAGCTTAGCCGCCCCCTTGTTTGGCTTTCCACTCTTGGTACCGACGCTCTTTTTCGGCATCCGAGTATGGTGCAGGCGCTGCTGGCGCGGGTTTAGTTTTGTTGGCGGGCTTAGCACCAAATATCGGCGGAACTTCAATATCCTCCGTGCTAATACCTGTCCCCTCAATCGCCGATTTAGGTATGGTTTTAGAGCGCTTATTCCATTTACCCGCCGTAGCGGCAGATGCTTTATGCGCCAATTCGGCCAAACGCTTCAAAGAAGCGGCTTCGTAAGTAATCTGACCGGCTTTAGCCCGCTCCAAGAACTCACGATCTTTATCCGTAAAGCCCTGCCCGGAACCTAGCCCCGACGATTTAATAGCGCCAAGAGTACTGTCAGCAAGCGAGGACAACAAAACTTCAGTGTTAGTAATTGCTTCGCTGTCGCTGCCGCCGCCCAAACGAAGCAGCTTAGACATTTGCAGCTTGATGTTTGCCGCAGAACCGGTAATAACCTGTCCGCTTTGCAGCAAACCAAGAATGCGGTTTGCAGTAGCCGCCGTTTCAGGCGCGCGTTCAGCGGCATCTTTTAGCTCAACATCTTTGTCCGCTACATTACCAGCAAATTTTTCGCCGTATTTCTTTTCTGTGGATAGCGAAATGCCGCCTAAACTAACTTTAGTGCCTGGCCCTTCAGTAGAAACTACCTTAATGTAATCGCGCAAAGCTTTACTGCGCGCTTCCCAACCTTTTGGTTTTTCAGTTTCTAGCCGATCTAGCTCTTTAAACGCGTCGTTTATCTGCCGTAATGCGCCGCTGGCTTTATGACCCTCTTGCACGATCGTAGCCATCTCTTTGTTGCCTGCGGCTATCAGCGACGGCACAAGTGGGTGAACCTCGGCGCCAAACGCGCTGGGCATTTTCTTCTCCGTTTTTGTCACTGGCGGCAAACCTTTATCGCCGTCCGGCAGCGTAGTTACAACACCTTCCGCGCCGACAGTCTCAAGCGCGGGTGCAATAGTTGTAGGCGCGGTCGTTGTAGGCGCGGCGGTTGTCTGCATACGCTGCGCGACATATTGGTCTAAAGACAGCGGTTCACGACCGGCTTCAAACTCAGCTAGTTGATACGCCGGGTAAGATTTCTCTGCGCGTTCGCGCGCCTCTTTCTTTTCTGTTCTGACGACTTCAAGTTGATCTTTTGCCGTCATTGATTGAGTCAACAAATTAGTACGCCACGCTTGAAATGCTACAGGGTCTTCAGGCACCGACGTTAACATTTGCGCGCCTACTTCCGGCGTGACGTATTTTAAGTTTATAGCCTGTTGAATGTGCGCGCGGGCAAGTGTCGGGTTCACAGAGTTTTGCAGAGCTTTTTCGGTAAAATCTAACTGTTCTTTACGCAGTTTAAAGCGCTCAAATTCAGCTTGCACACCTTCTTTTTCGGCTTTTGCTTTTTCTGCGGCAGCCATACGCGCTTCTTTAACATACGGCATTCCCAATGTAGGGGCTCTACTCAATAAATTTTGGACGTGTTCTGGTTTGTTTAAATCAAAACCTTCACCGGAAATAGTTTGCAGCAGTGCATTACGTTCTTGTTCCGCGCGCTGCGCTTCTTGCAATCTTAATTGGTTTAACTGCTGCTGTTGGCGCAAACCTTGTAGTTGTGCGACTGCCGTCATCTGGTTAACAGGTGACTCTATTTGCAAAGGCCGGACATTTAACGCAATAGATGGATCAATTTGAGCCATGACATTTCCTGTGTAGTTAATACCCGCCCGCACCGCCGGCCAACGCGGCAGCGGAAGCACCAGCGCCAAATCCACCGCCGCCCGCGCCGCCATACATGTTCATTAGCTGTTGGTTTTGCTGATAGTTCAGGTATTGACCGACCCCACCAGTCAACGCGTTAGCCGCGCCGACATACCCAGATGCCCTAGCGTTGCCTGCATTTATTGCGCTAGCACTTAATGCGTTACCTAAATTGCCGTACGCGCCGGCCATGCCTGCACCAAGGTTACCGGCTGCACTGGTCAACGCATTTGTTGACGTCTGCCCCACGCCGCCCAAGCTTTGCAACGGATTAAGAATATTAGACCGCTCAGTTTGATATCGATTAAACGCGTTACCATATTCTTGCGAAGCCAAATCTTGGCCGAACTCCATAGCGCCGCGCAGCTGGTTGCCTGATAGCAGGCCACCGCGCGCAGCAGCTGTGCGCTCCATCGCATCCAGTCCTCGCTTTAAGCGGAACCCGTATCCAGGGTCGGCTTGATACTGCGCCAGGGTAAATGGCTGCAAACCGTAGCCGTAACCGGGCGCGTCTGTTCGACCGCTAATGCCCAGCAGATCCGCCAGTCGATTTTGTGCAGCTAAACCTGTTTCACGAAACGGCTCTTGAAGCTCAACCTGCCGGTTGAACATGCGCTCTTGCGCTTCAATACTCGCCTGTGTAGTGTCGCGCGCGGCTTCTGCTGAAGTTGCAGCGGCTTGCGTTTGTGCTTTGGAGGCTTTGTTGGAGGCTACGCCCCCTACGATTGCACTGCCAATAATCGCGGCTTCAATGCCCATATCAAGTTCCTTTCAAGGCAAAAGTGTTTTGCCCTATTTGCGACATACCTAAACGCTGTAGTATGTCAAACATGTAATGCTCGTGCCCTGACGTTACAGTCGTACGATTCGCTGCGTCAAAAATTTGCTTAATGACTCCCCGCGTAGCCCATTTTCGGCGCCATGCAGGTAAGATTGACACGTGAACTTCACCGTCTTTTTTAAACACTGCGCCGATTGGCTCATCATCGCGCACAATAGCTTGCACATGCCAATCATTAAGCGCATCTGCAAACTGCTCAAACGGTATCGGCGTGTTCCAATCAGTGGCCGCGTAGCCAACTTGTAGCGCCAATTTGCGGTTATCTTCGAGTTTTGTCGTCATACGACCACCCATCGAGAGCCATTGGATACTGTGACCGCCACGCCGTTTGCCACCGTGACCACGCCTGCTGACATACCTGACGATCCCGACGGAATGGTGTAGCTTGTAGAGATTGTCAAGCTGTTAACAAAAATGCCGTTTGACGCTACAACATGCGAGGATGTTAATTCACCTGTGCTGGGTTTGTACAGCAGTTTTGCGTTGCCGGTATAGATGGTCGACATCGTGCCGGTGGTCGCTGCAGCGAACGTCGGATACAGGTTCGTCGACGTGCTTGTGTCGTTGGAAATGTTGATGCTGGCGCCGCCCGTTGCCCACTTGACGCCGCTGGCCTGTGTGGAGTCCGCCGTCAAAACGTAGGTGTCTGTGCCCACCGGCAGACGCACGTTGTCGGTGCCGTCGTAGACAATCAAATCGCCCTTGGCGTTGGTTGGCGACAGCGCATCAAACGCAGCCGTTTTGGCCGTTTGGCCTGTACCGCCGTTAGCGATTGGCAGCGTGCCAGTTACTTGGCTAGTCAGATCCACGCCGGTCAGCGTGCCGCCCAGTGTCAGGCTGCCGCTAGACGTCACCGTACCGGACAAGCTGATGCCGTTGACTGTGCCGGTGCCGGAGACGCTGGTGACCGTACCAGCGTACTGGTCGTTCGACGTGATGGTGAAATTCGGATACGTGCCCGAAATGCTGGTGGTGCCCGCCCCGGTTAATGACACCACTTGGTCAGGCGCCGTATTGGTCAGGGTAAAGCTCGGGTAGGTGCCAGTGACGCTCATGCCCGTGCCAGCAGCCAAAGAAACTACTTGGTCAGGCGCCGTGTTGGTAACCGTAAAGTTGGGGTACGTGCCGGTTGTGCTGATGCCCGTGCCGGCAGCCAGCGATACGACCTGATCAGGCGCGGTATTAGTTATTGTGAAACTAGGGTAGGTGCCTGTGGTGTTGATACCCGTGCCAGCCGCCAGCGACACTACTTGATCTGGCGCGGTGTTGGTGATCGTGAAGCTCGGGTACGTGCCCGACGTGCTAATGCCTGTGCCCGCCGACAGCGAGACAATTTGGTCGGGCGCGGTGTTGGTAAACGTTACATCGCCGGTCGCTGACGACACGGAAATGCCGGTGCTGGCGATCGCGCTGGTCACCCCGCTGTTGGCAATCGTAATCGACCCCGCGCCTTCGGTGATGCTGATGCCGGTGCCGTCCGTCAGGTTGGCGTTCTCCCACACGCCGGCAACCGCGTCGTAAATCAGCGTATTGCCGGAAGCCAAGGAGGTAAAGTTGACGTTGCCGTCCGTGCCGCCCAGCACTGAGCCATAGGTGGGGCGCACAAACAGCACACCGTTAGCCGAACCCACATGAACAACCGCAGCTACCGAGCAGATGGCAGCAGGCGCGGTGGGCTTAACTTTGGTCAAGCCGCCAGTTACCAGCGGGTTGTAGTACAGGACGTCGCCTTGCGCCCAAGTCTCTGCGCCGCCCGTTGTATTGATACCTTTGACTTCACCAAACGTGGTAACAAACACCCAGTCGTTAGTGATGCCTGTCTCAACCGCTACACCCAAAATGTAGTTGGCTTGCTCCGGCTGCAGCCCAGTGGCCGGCGCGGCGGTCAAGCCGCCACTAGACCCAAGCGTGCCAGTAAACATCATCACTTGGCCTTTGGTAGCGTTCGCAGACAGTTTGACGCGGTAGTACAGCTCCTCACCAATACGCTGGATCTGGTTGCCGTTCATCTGGAACGCCAACGTTTGGAATTGGTCGTCGTTAGCGTAATACAACCGGCCTGTGGCATCGCCAACAGTGACCGACGTATCAAACTGAATGAAGTCAGGTGTTGATATGCCGCCTGTGATACCCGACATGGACGTGATGTCCGAGTTGGCCCCCGAGGCTGCAGCACCTAAATTGATGCGGGCGTTTGTTGCGTTTGATGCGCCTGTGCCGCCGTTGCTGACATTGAGCGCGCCGCCCAGCGTGATCGTGCCGGACGTCGTTACCGGGCCGCCGGTGGCGGACAGGCCCGTCGTGCCGCCTGAGACGTTGACCGACGTGACCGTACCACCGCCGCCGCCCGATTCAGCTTTGTTGAGCAGGTTGAGGAAGAACCGATACCAATCGCGCGCAACGAACCCCGATCGCTCGTCGATGATCTGCGATTGGATACGGGGTATTTGCGGTTCGTTATCGCTAGGCATTGGTGCCCGACAAGACTAGTTCGGCACCGACAATCGCTATTTTGACGGGGTCTGTGCCGGAGATTTCGTAAACACGATCACGCAGTTTCATCGTCATGCCCAGCCGACGACGAATGGCCCGAGTGCCGTAAGCGCCAATCTTGCCAGCAGACATCCAATGCTCGTTTGACCACGTATGGCCGCCGTCATCCGACCAGCGCAACATGACTTGCGGGTTGCTGCCTTGGCCGGTGTTTAAGCCCACGCCGGTCTGCATGTCGATCTGCAGCGAGTGCTGGGCGGTACGCTTTAAGTTGTTCGTATTGGTTGGCAGCGCGCGCCACGACCGCAGCCACTTCTGAGCGAAGTCGCCGTCAGAATACTGATCCAAGTCGTAAGCGTAGATGTTGCCGTTCTCAAAGTCGCCAACCACGACCTCTTCGCTGTAGAACATCTGGCAATTAGCCCGGTGGCGGATAAACTGCCCGTTGGCAAAACCCGCCCGCTCATGCCAAGCGCCGGTGGCCGCGTCGTACACCCAAGTGGCCTGCGCCGACGGGAAAGTCAGCACGTAGAACGAATGGCCGTCCTGCTGGTACGTGAACGCGATCGCATCCGAGATGACGTCGTAGCTTTGAATGGCGTACTCGACCGCATGGGTCGAAATGCGTTGGCCTGCGTAGCCGTTGGCACGAAACACAATGCCGTGCCCGCGCTGGTCAGCACCCAGCCAAAATAGCGAGTTATCCATCTTGGCCACCGAGAACGTCGCTGCGCAGCCAAACTCGTTGACTGCACCCTGAATACGCGCGAGCGGAAAGCCTTCCAAGGCAGCGTCGTACCAAACCTCGACCGACTGCGTGCCAAACAGCCATACCTCGCGGTGATCCACAAAAAGCGAAATCAACGTGTCGGGCATACCCTCAGCGCTGGCAAACGACAGCGGATCAATTTGCGTGCCGTCAAGCAGCTGAGACGTCCAGAATCGCTGGGAGTTGGGTTCCTGAAAAATAAAATAGCCGTCCAGATACCCGACGGTCACCGCGCCGGGAAAATCGATGTCTGTAATCTCCGCCAACCCCTCGCTGGCCGCGTCGTAGATGTAGCCTTTAGGGTTGGTAGCGATAAACAGCTGCGTGCCGTTGTCAACCATGGATACCGGGCCTGTGCCGGCAATCGGGCCAATAGGTGTCACATTCCACGTAGAGTCGACACGATAGAGCCGGTCGCCTGATACGGCGTAGCCATAGTCGCCGTACGCCCACAGCCCCCGAATGGGGCCGGTGCCCACAGTGGCCAGCTTACGCAAGCCTGGCGCGCGGTTTAAGAACCCGCCGGTCTTGCCTTCTGGCGTGGGTAGCGGTTCAGGATACAGGTTAACCATGCGGTTATCCGCAGCGTTAACACTGCGGGCAACATACGCTTGGCCAAGAATTGGCGTTTGCATAGTTTAGAAATTGCCTGCGTAAATGTTGTACCGTTGATGCGTAGCCACAAGCGCGTAGGGCATTGACATCACGTCGTCTGGGTTGTTGATGCGCTTCAGATTGCGTTTAGACGTCATGGCAATCCGCACAACCTGCGGCATGGGTTCTACCCCAAACTCATTGGCAATTTCCATCGCTAAGTTGTACTTGAACGCGCGCAGGTAACCTGGCGGAAACGACAAGGTGGTGTTCAGCGTTGCAGGCTTAGTCAGCTGCTGCACCGACACAAAGTGCCATTCCAGCAAGCGCGTAGGCTTGGGGTAGATCGTCATGGTAATGTCCGGAAACGTGTTGTTTACGAACATGACCTGCGGGTAGGTGCTGGTAACGGTCTTGACTGCAATACCGTCGTACTGCTGCTGGTTGATCAGCTTGATGCCGTACGACACGTTGGTGCCGGGATCGCGGAAATACGTTGCATCGTCGATCAAAATAGGACGATTGCCAACGAAGTCGCCGGTTGGCCCTAGCGTACGGGTAATTTGGTCAGCCGGCCAGTTAAATACTTGGTCTTCCGTGCAAAACACGGCCAAACGTTCCGTATTCCATGAATCAATCATCTGATTCATGGCAGCTAATGCGTCCTGCGCTGTCTGCGGGGTAGGCTCTTCACCTTCAGCCAGCTGGCCAATGAGCCGGAGCGACGCTTTGATCTGGTCGAAGGCGGTTGCCATTTACACTCCTTTAAGCTGCCGCCTCTGTATTAGTGCGGCTACGACGACGTTTGACTTCCAGTGCATTGGCTGGTGCCGCCGCTTCAGGAGCTGAAGGCGTGTCGGGATTATAGCGTTCCCAGCCGTTTTGTTCATCAAATTCCGCCTCCATCTCCATGTTGGCGATTTTGGTTCCATGAACAGGATGCTGCAAATAAATAAGAGGCATAGGTTAGGCGGGGCCGAAGCCCCGTTTATTTAGGCTACTACTGGGTATTCCCACTTACCTGCAACTGAGGTAAACAGCTTGCCTGCGCCGGTAGCATTGGTCGTTGTGGCCAATGACCCCGCCGGAGCAGTTGTAGTGGTAACGCCAGCGGTAATCGCCGAGGTTAGAAAATACAGTCCTGCGGTGCCATTAGCTACTGCTGCGCCGTTAGTTGCAGTGGTAGTGATAGCGCCCGATGCTGTAACCGTGCTGGCCGTAACCGCAGCCAGCGCGGTAGCACCGGTGACGGTAACGCTGTCAAACTGCGGGTCGGCAAACGCTACGCCGACAGCTTTCGTGTTAGGCATGATAGCTCCTCAAAAACGGGGGCCGAAGCCCCCAAGCATTAAGAGATACGGTACAGAGTCCAGGTGCCGTCACCCGTCTTGCGAGCACGGAAGTGACCCGAAGTAGCTTCAGTCACCACCATGTTGCCGACCAGAGTCCAGCCTGTAGCCGTAGCAACTGTCACGTCATCAGTTGTTGCATCTGCGTTGATGACGTAGAAGTCAAATGCTGCGTTGACTTTAGCTGCGCTAGAAATGCCTGCTTCCAGATCAGCAACGGTTGGCAGAGTCAGATTGCCAGCCGAGCCGTTGAAAGTAAACAGACCGTTTGCGAGTTGAGCTGCAGTAGCAGTTGCTGCTGCAGTCAGTGCGGTTGGTGCGCCCTGAACAAACAGTTGCGCCTCGCCGACGTTGCCGTCGCCAACTTGGTAACCACCAGCGCCATTAGGAAGTGCCATGATAGATATCCTTTAAAAAATGTTGTTAATGGGGGCCGTAGCCCCCACCAAGACTTAGCCCCACATGCGGCAAGCCATTTGCGGACGGATTGTGCTGTAGCCGTACAGCACGTCAATACGGCAAGGCAGACGGTCGTTGTTGATGTCGTACTGACGAACAACACGCAGCGAGATGCCGTTGTGTACTTGACGCGAAGCCATATCGACGCCTTGTGGCATCAGCAGGTCGGCGGTAGCGAAAGTGATCGCATCCTTATGGTAGATCAGGTTCTGAGCGTACTGGGTGCTAGCTGCGCCCAAGAACGTAACAGCCTTGCCAGTTGCAGGCAGAGCAGTCATGGTTGCCAGTGCGTGGCTGGAAGAGTACATCGGAGCCACGGTGACAGTCCAAGTGCCCGACACAGCGGTAGCGTCAGCCAGAGCCACGAACTGGAACAGCGAGCCAGTGGACTCACGAGTCTGTGGGTTAACAGCAAAGCTGTCAGCAATCGTAAACACGTCGCCAGCCTTGATCGTGGTGGTCACCGAACCCTGCTCCAGCAGGATGGTGGACGCGCCTTCAGCAGTCACGCCTGGAGTCTTGACCAGAGTGGATGCAGAAGCGTCACGCGAACCAGTGGTGTGCTGCTTGATCGACTGAGACATGTTGACTTCTTCAAAGCCCAGAACACCGGTGCCCATCATGCCGTTTTTGAACTGGCTGGAGATGGTGCTGGTTGGGTTGAACAGACCTTTCATGCCTTCAACCAGACCAGCGTTAGCAGCTGGGTTAACAGTTGCGTAGCGTGGCGACATCACAGCTGCGTTTTCGTTCAGCTTCTGCTGGGCTTGCAGCAGAACGAGCGAAGTCGAAGGCGTGGTGCCGGGAGTGCCAACCGAATTACCGACGGTCTTGTAGGCGTTAGCGACGTCAGCATCGATCGATGCAGCAAGCTGCGAAATACGAGGCTTCAGAACACGCTCTGCGAAGTCATCCAACTGCATGGTGAGTTCGGCGGAGGTGAAGTTCACGCCAATGTGCTTCTGCGAAGCAACAGTCAGCGTGGTGAACTGCTCGTTGTCGTCCTGAACTTGCAGGGCGGCACCGTCAGTCACCAGAGCGCGGTCTGGTAAACGGATACGCAGTGTGGAACCAATTTTTGCGCCTTCAACGGCGAAAGAATCGTCGTATTGACGATTGACGTTACGAGTGATTACCAGGTTGTTCTCGAGGATCTCAAGAGCCTTGCGGGTAATCATGTCGATGGTAAGAATCGAGTTTGCCATGATTTATATCCTAAAAAAAATTAGCGGTTACGTTGAGCTTCCCACTTTTTGATTTGACGCTGGCGCTCTGCCTCAATCCACTCTGACGTACTCATGTTCTTGATAGAACGTGGGTCAGTCGTGTCATAAGACGGCGCGCCAGTGCCACGACCGCTGATCGGTGCTATCGGTGGTGGGGCGCTTGTCGTTTTCTTGACCGGCGGATTGTCGCTCAATTTAGCTTCAATCTTGCCAATCTCTTTAGCCTGTAGATAAGGCGACAGACGAGAAATACGATCAGCTTCTTTCGGGTTGGTGCCAAGGTAATACGCTAAATCTGGCCCAACTTCCGACGCTTGGATTGTCTCAGCCATTACGGTCGTAATTGGCAAGCTTGGGTTG